GTTACTTCAGTTAATGATATATTAGTATTTACAAAATCATACCATTTTATTTCTAAACATGGTGGATAAATAGTATGTGTATTGCCTGAAAAATATTTTAATTCAATAGCAGATGAAGTTGAAAACTCTATAGATGAGTCATGTTTTAATATAAATCCACTATTTGGCAATATACTACCAGACCAAGCCGCTACTGTATTAGTAACATTTAATACTATATCTTTTGAATTAATATTAATAAATGATTGAGTAGCAGTGTAGGAAGAACCTGTAAACCATAAACCCCCACCTGAATTACTACCTGTGTATGATCCTGTTGTACCTGCTGGAAATGTAGTAAACCATGTATTTCCACCATATTGATTTTTATACTTCCAACTAACTCCATCTGTAGTAATAGGTACATTAGATAATCGACCCGTTCCTATATTCCATGATCCTGATAGTGGATAACAGTATATAGTATAATTTTGTGGAAGTTGATATGCTGTAGCTAATGATAGGCGTAATGATGCGCTATAAGAAGATCCAGATACTTTATTTATAATAGTATCGAGTATTTCAGATTGTGGGAATTGAATAATAGGACGAGCTACTTCATGAGTACCATCTATATTATTATATGTACTAAGATCCAGTATTTCATCAATACCAGCATTAAGTGTTGGATAATATGAATAAAGCGTTGCGCTTTTTTCTGGGAATATTTTATATACAGCCATGTTTTAATTGATTACTATATATAAATATTATATATTTTAAATGTTTATACGAATACTACTCTACCCTGTATGTCAGTATTAGGATATCTTAATTCAAATATACTTGGATCTAATGATGGATATATATTACGATTACGAGTAGCTCCAGCTATATCATATCCATATTGAGAATATGTAGTTCCTGTTGAATCAAATTTATTTGTAAATTCTAATTTTATTATGGATTGTACACCACTTACTTGTAATAATTGAGATTGAACGTCAGATATTACTATAGGTTGATTTACATTCCATTTTTCTATATTAAAATGATCTTGTAAAGCAGATATACAATTCATTATTACTGTGTTATTATTAAAACCACTTTTAACAGTTATATCAAAATTAATACCTATATTAATATAGAATGCATCTTTAATGTTTATAGCATCAGTAACCATTCTAAATTGGTCAATATATGTTATTAAATTATTTTTTAATGTTGTTGACGCTGTATTAAGTTTTTTAGACGAATCATAACTTAATATATACATGTCTAATGACAATGGATTACGTTCTTCAATAGTAGCAACAGTCGATGTTTGTAGTTCTTCACGAGCTACATCTTGAGTAACATATACTTTAGCTATACTACCATACAATGAAGGAAGTGATAAAGCACGTACCATATAATCTTCTCTAGTTACAGCACGTAATTGTGATTGATATGCATTTAAAGCATTATTACGAATTTCTTCAACTTGATCCCCATTTCTACCTCCAACTGCTGGCGTAGGATTAGTTACAGCTACTGTAGTTCTAATATATATTGCTATTGGATCACTTAATGGTGCTACTACATTAGGAAATGCTACTTGAGTTTGATCTATAGTATTGATTGTATTAGCATTAGTATTTGCAGTTAATCCTCCTCCTACTAAGTAACGTACAACAATATTACTACTAGGTGCTAAACCATATTCTTGTGTATAGAATACTGATGTTTTATTAAAATTATTATATAAACTTGATATACCTGGTACTAATCCTAATTGAATATTATCTGGTGTAGGTAATATAACCTGATCAGTTTTATTTGTCGATATACCCGCTCCAAATTCTAATTGTAATGTTCCATCAGATAAAAAACGAGATACATAACGACGTGGTACACGTTTTAATTGTAGTAAGTACGGCACACCGTCTGTTCCAAATGATGGGTTTGCTATTTTATCAAATATAGTAGCTTGAGCTAAATATGGTACTTCATACCAACTATTACCTTGACTATCAGTAGCGTCTAATATTTGTAATATATTAGTATCCGATATATTAGATATAGAGAATTTCTGTGGTGTACTAAAGTTAATCGTTGTTGATTTTATCTCGGCTGATATTACTTTAACTTGTTTTTTTAATAAGAAATAATTTTGATTTGAATATAATGTTACTTCTGTATTAGCTGGGTCATTAAAGTCTACTTTCTCTACTGTTAAAAATTTAGTTCCAAATCCATCAGCTGTTAATACTGTATTTTCAGGAATTATAGTAGCATATGTATAATTTATACTTGAAACACCTACTATATTCGTAGCGGGTATTAATTGAAATATGTCTACTGTAGTAATAGATGCGTATGATGTTTTAGGTCTATATCCCAACATATATGATAAGGCATATAGGTTTTCTTTTTCCTTAGCGTATAATAAGAAATTTTCTTGTACTTGAGTATCTAAATAAAATGACATAACATCACCAACATAAGATGCCATTTCAATAAACATACCACCAGGAGATGCATCTGAAAAGTCATTATATGTTGTTGGAAAATAAGTTTTAGCGTAATTTATAAGACTAGCTTTAAAATCACCAAACGTTTTATTTAAATATGATATACTATTATCTGCCATTTTATATGAATTGTACTGTAATTTGATCTGCTTGTCCTGATATGTTTACTCGATATTGCATTGATATAGATATTGTATTATGATCTTCATCTTTTGTTATATCTATACTAACTACTGTTACTTCAGGAACAAATATAGCTACGTTAGTATTAATTAATGAACGTATTTTATCTAATGTATCTTCAACTATTCCATCGAATAATACTGTTCGTAAGTCACAACCAAATTCAGGATTCATTACTCGCTCACCTTTATTGGTAAGTAATAAATTAACTAAATTAGACTTAATTTGCTCTGTAGTACTATATGTACTATTAAACGCAGCCGGTCCATTAAAAGGTAAAGATATTCCAATTGCAATATTTCCTTGCAAATCTAATGGATTAATCTGAGTTGTTTGTGGTATAGGCATATTACATATCTAGATTTCGTAGTCCTGACCTATCCATAGGTGACATATTATTAGCAGCGTCTGCTATAAAGTTTAAATATGGATTTACTTTTTCACCTGTTGATTCATCAACAGTATCAATAACTTTCAATGCGGGTTGTGGCGGTTGAAAACCAAATTCAGCACCCATTTTAGCCATTAAAGAACTACGTACATCTCCAGATAATGGAACTACATCAGCACTAGTGAAATTAAATGTTTTATTCTCACGTAAAGCTTGCTTATTTTGTTTAGCTAACGCTTCATTAATGATTTCAGGTAATTCTTCATAGATAGCCTCGGCTACCGCTTCTTTGATTAATTTTTTGAATACTTTAATGTTCATATATATAAATATTTAACTTTTTACTTCTGATATACCACTAGATAATTTTTGTTGCCATGCCTTATATTCATCTTTCCATTTTTTATCAGCCGCAAATATAAATGCCATATCTATTTTAGGTTGGGGATTAGTACCAGAAGCTGCGGCCACTGCTATAATTTTTGCCTTATCCAAAGGTGATAATGGTATATTCGCTGTTGTTCCTCCAGGAGCTACCACTACTATTGGAGGTGGTGGTGTTGATGATGTCTTTTGAAGACTATTTATTGAACTTATAGAAGGGACTGATGATTGGTTAGGTAATTTAGAATTATTTTGATTTGAAGAATTAGGCGAATTTGTTGAGTTAGGATTTCCATTTCGAGATGATAAACCGTCTCCTGTTGTTAGTTTTTGCTTATCTATTACTAATTTTAATTGGGATATTAAATCATCTGGATCTAAAGTAAATGAATAATCACTTTTTAAAACCTCTACATTACTGGAGTCTATTGCTACAGCGTAGTGACGTTTAAATTGTCTTACCTGTTTACTATTAGGTCCTTCTTCTTTACGGAGTGCAAATCTAAATCCTTTATATGTCTCACTTACAGTACCAAATCCAGTTCCAGTTCCATTTTTAAATCCACCAGGACCACTTAAAAGAGAAAAAGCATTACCTAAACCAGCAGCAGCCGCGTTATCTAAATGTTCATTTATATCTAATAATTGTGATTTATAATCTTCTAATATACTTATTGCTTTATCTAATATTGTTTCTATTATAGGTAGTAAAGCACTTAATCCGTTTAATAATCTTAAAGCAGGTTCGTATACTTTTCTTCTAAATATTTCTTTAGAAGGAGTTACTAAATCGGGTGCAGGAGATGGAGTTGGTATTCCTAATAAAGTAGGACCTAATACATTAACTATAATACCAAATACATTTATTATAGTAGATATAGATTGAATCTGATCATTTATTTGATTAATTTTATCTTCGTTACTTTGTATTACTTTAATAGCTGTATCTCTTGCTACTTGAGCACTTTGTAAACTATTTGGATCTCCAGATTCATTAGCTGCTGTTATTATATTATTTGTATCATTAACTAATTTTCCTATTTTAGCATTTTGAGCTATTATATTAACTACTTGATTTGTTAATGTTAATGTTAAAATAGCTACTAAGCTCTTTTTATTATTCTGAAGTATCGCCTTCGATTTTTCTTTTCTTGCTTTCCTTCTTTCTTCCTTTGTTTTTTTCTTACGTTTTTCTTTTTTCTTTTTTAATGCTTTTAATCTATCTTTTTGCTTTTTAAACGGATCTTTTAAATAATCATCAATTGATTTTTGATTTTGATTCTTCCGTTCTTGTAAGATAATTTGAGCCTCTTTATAATTAGTATTCTCATTAGTAACAGCAATTTGATACTTAGTATCATCATACTCAGCAGGAATATCTACTACTTGTCCGTTTTGTAATTGTTTTTTAGGAGTATGTTTTACTTCTATTTGCTGGAGTGCAATTTGATGATCTATATCTAATTTAACTCCCTCTAAAATTAAATCAGCTTTTTCTTTATATAATTTAGCTATAGTAGATTGAGCAGCAGCTTTAACTACTTGTTGTTTAGCCTTATTCTTAACTTGATCTCCAAACGTAGTAGGAGAAACAGAATTTTTTAAATTAGATAAAGTACTAGGATCAGTTAAAGAAGCAACATTCCCTGGAAGTGGAGGTGTAGGTATACTGGAAGGATTTATAGGTGTAATATTATCTGCCATTTTATGCTGTGTATACTTTAGATGAGGTAATAGTATCTAATTTATCAAGTAAATTTTCAACATCGGATAATAATTGTTCACCAGCTACATTGCAACTAGTAACACAAATTGCTCCTTCAGTTGTAGCTACTGTAGCGGCTGCTAATGATCCTGCTAATAATGATAATGCTCCGAATAAATCTAATAATAATTCATATGTTTTTCCTCCTAATAATACAGGTTCAGTTGGATAAGTTCCATCTGATTTTGTTCCTAATGCAATAGAAGGTGAATTAATATGAGCTACTCTACCAGCATTTATATTAATAATATTATCACTATTTAATTCAATATTACTCTTAGCAAATAATAATACTTCATCCTTTTTAGCGTTAAGCGTAATTCTATCACTATTAAATATTAATTGAGATGAACTATAATCTTTAGGTTTAACTGTATTAACTCTAGGATTAATTATACTAGCACCTGGTTGTAAAGGTAATTTTTGTGTTGATGTAAGGTAAATAGATGATTGTTCCTTATTTATTTCTTCAATATTAGGAGCTAATGAGCTTGAATCAGTAGTTACATATCCATTAACTAATATAGTAATTGGATCACCATCTGTTCCTATATTACTCCATTCATTAATATTAGATTTAAGTTTTACTGTACTACCAAAACGTATACCATTTCCTTTTCTTCCTGAATATATTCTATCTCCTTCAAAATAATATAAATTTCTTATATCTGCCTTTTCATTAAATGTTTCACCTAAAGAATCAGTGGATAATGAATTTTGTTGATTATTATTCCATACGTTAACAGTTCCAGTATAATATTTTTGTCCTGTATTATTGTTAACTTGGCTAGTTGGAGTAGGAGCATCTATAAGATGAACTAATTCACCTACCAAAGGATAATTTTGTTGACTTGCATGAAATGGTTTAGCTATTTTACATGTATTTAAATCAACATTATTTTTATTTATACCTTTAGACTGTTCAAAATCTAAATAAAATATAGTACCTATTCCACTCCAACCACCTACTTTATTAAATAAAGCTTTAGTTGGTGTACTTTCATCTAATACAATACCATAAACTTTACCTATTGGTATTTTATGATCAGTTACCGTAGGTGTACTACGATTAATAGATGCTACTATACTACCTAAATTTTCTCGTATCCTCATTTATTTTCAATTTTATTTTGGATAGCGTCTGTTTGATCTAATAGTTTTTGACCTTCAACTTGTACGGCACGTTGTTCTTCTAATAATTGCTGTATTTCGGTTGGATCAAAAAATGCCTCTTGATTATTACTTGCATTAGCAGTTGAAGCACGTTGTGCAATACCTGCCATTTTAATTAATTG